ACTCAAGAATATGCAGAACAATTTTATCGTGACGGAACCCCACACCCTGACGATATCGAAGTCAAATACTTAGGTACAGAAACAGAGGACTAGACAGTCCTCTTTTTTTGTGTATAATTAGTACAAAGATAGATTATTATGACTATTCCAGATCAAAAAAAATTATTAATTGATAATGCTATTGAGGAAATAAAAAATATTTGTATAAATCTTCAAAAAGATTTGGAAGAAAAGGAAGATAGACAAGTCATGGCAGATATAGATGATATGTACTATCATCATTTTAGTGAAGTGAATAAGTCAGACGAAAGATGATTTTTAGTGGATGCAGCATCACATGGGGTGATGAACTTGATAATCAAGAAGATAGATTTAGTAAAATCGTATCAGACACACTCAAAGTGACAGAGAATAATATATCTCTCTGTGGTATCAGTAATGATGCGATTGTGAGAAGAGCAGTGTCTTCACAACCAATACAACCTATCATATTACAACTGACTGTTCCAAGTCGTATAGAATACTTCACACAGGACGGTCCTCAAAAGTTTTCGTTACAGAGGCAGATGAAAATGGTGCCATTTCGTAAACCAATGAGAAGTTATTATAGTGAGGTAAATAATGACCATCATCAGATGGAAAACCTCTTCAAAAACGTTTTCATCTTTGAGCAGTTTTGTTATCTCCATAATTTGAAGCATATAATCCTTTTTGCTGACTGTGATGTCGAACTATCACATGGACATTGGAGTTCTTTATGTAAATCTAAAATATGGAACATTTGGAAGGATATACTTGGTTATAGGCATAGAGGTGGACACCCTAATAAGGAAGAACATAGACGTATAGCAAACTTTCTCCTAGAAGTTCTCTAAATAACACTAAATATACGAGTATTGTATAAAAAGTGCCTGTCCAGAAAAAATCAAGGGGTTTCCGAGATATTTCACTATCTTTTCAGAAACATCCAATTACAAGGGATATTGTAACGCTCAAAGATGCAGATGCTATCAAACGTGCGGTGCAAAATCTTGTCAGAATAAGAGTTGGAGAAGTATTTTTTAGAAACGACATAGGCACGAAACTAACAGGGTCACTTTTTGAATTGGCAAATGATGATCTGGTAGATCCCCTGATTAGTGAAATTGAAACTGTTATAACAAACTTTGAACCCAGAGTTAATTTGAAGAATGTCAGTGTTTCTACTATTCCAGACGAAAATAGTCTAAACGTTGAAATTGCATACGATATTATAGGTTTGCCTTTACCACAGCAGACAATAGACTTCATTCTAGAACCCACTAGACTATAATGGCTCTCACACAATTTACAAACCTAAACTTCGAGGATATCAAGACCTCTATAAAAAATTATTTGAGAGAAAACTCAAAATTTTCAGATTTTGATTTTGAAGGATCAAATTTTTCAGTACTTCTCAATACGTTAGCATATAATTCCTACATTACAGCATATAACACTAATATGGTTGCTAATGAGTCATTTATTGACTCGGCAACGTTGAGAGAGAATGTTGTATCATTAGCAAGAAATATTGGATATGTACCTAGATCAAAACGTGCAGCAGTTGGTATTGTTAGATTCAATTTAGTAGGTATAACTTCAACATCTGCCTCTGTATCCATTCAACCGGGTATTTTTGCGAATGGAGGATTCAATCAGACAAACTACCTATTCTCACTAGCAGAGAAACTAACCGTTCCTGCAAACAATGGACGAGCAACTGGTGCTGCCTTGATTCATCAAGGACAATATCTTGAGAAGAAATGGACAGTAGATTTATCACAACCCAATCAAACTTATATTCTACCCAACAATAATATTGACTTATCTACTCTAAATGTCAAAATTCAGAACTCTGCCTCTGATACAACTGTAACTAACTTCAAGTCTGTAGATAGTATTGTTGGTGTTGATGGAAACTCAAACATATATCTAACACAAGAGACCACAGATGAGAAGTATGAACTTATATTTGGTGACGGTATATTTGGTAAAAAGTTAGAAACAGGTAATGTTATAACCGCATCTTATATTGTTACAGATGGTCCAACTGGTAATGGTGTGAAGCAATTTAACTTTGCAGGTACGATAAAGGACGATAGTGGAGCAGATATTAATAATTTTGAAGTAGATCTCCGCACATTGAGAGCAGCAGAAGGTGGAGATGATATTGAAAGCGTTGAAAGTATCAGAAATTACGCCCCAAGAAGGTATGCTGCACAGAATCGTGCGGTTACTGCTACAGATTATGAATCATTACTCCCTTCAATATACCCAAATATTGAATCAGTGAGTGCATATGGCGGAGAAGACCTCAATCCACCTCAATATGGTCGAGTTTTTATCGCAGCAAAACCTAGAAATGGTAATTTTTTACCCAATTCTACAAAAACATCAATATTGAAGTCTTTGAAGAGTTATTCGATAGCGGGTATTGTACCATCTTTTGTTGATCTAAAATTCCTATACGTTGAATTAGACAGTTATGTTTACTATAATACGAACTTTATAGGTGCACCTGATAATCTAAAAGCAGATGTTATAGATGCTGTCTCACAATTTGGAAGACAAGGAGACTTGAATAAGTTTGGTGGTAGATTCAAATATTCTAAACTTGTATCAGTTTTAGATTCAGTAGATGATGCTATAACATCCAATATTACTAATGTATTGATTAGAAGAAATCTAAAAGCATCGGTCAATGTCTTCACACAGTATGAGTTATGTTTTGATAATGAGTTTTATCATGAATTAGATGAATTCAATATCAAGAGTACAGGATTTAGTGTCTCAGGGGTCACTGGAACGGTCTACCTCGCTGATAAAGTAACCAAGGGATCAAATATAGGCAGAATCTTCTTATTCAAGATTACAGACGCTACAGAGATCGAAGTAGTGATAGAAAACTTTGGAACAGTAGATTATGAAAAAGGTGAGATACTCATCAATACAGTAAACATAACTTCCACACTCTTACCAGAGAATATTGTTGAGATACAGGCAGTGCCACTATCAAATGATGTTTTAGGAAGAAAAGAGTTGTACCTACAACTCAGTACTGAAAAGAGCAACTTCACAATGAGACAGGACTTGATATCATCAGGAGCGAACTTATCAGGAACAAGATTTGATGTTCAATCAAGTTATAGTAACGGTAATAAGGTAAGAGGTGCTATTGTATCAAGTTCATCCTCAGTAAATAGTGTACAGATTGATAATCTTTCAACTATCACCCCTGTGACTACTTCGTCATCAACAAGTTCATCGTCAAGCAGCAGTAGCGGATACTAATGATAGAAACCTCACTATCCAGAGTCAAAATACATGAAGTAATAGAAAGTCAGATACCTGAATCGATAGGTTCTGATAATCCTGTATTTGGCGAATTTCTAAAGCAATATTACATATCACAGGAATATCAAGGAGGACCAGTTGATATTGCTGAGAATCTCAATGAGTATAAAAGTCTTGATTTTCTGAATAGTGATAATCTAACTGGATTCACTTCTGTATCAGGATATATTCCTCCAATTACAAAAACAATATACGTTGATTCGACAAAAGGATGGCCGTCCTCATACGGACTTTTGAAGATCGATAATGAGATAATCACATATACAGGTATTGGTTCTACTTCATTTACAGGATGTGTAAGAGGTTTTAGTGGTATTGAGAATAATCAGAAAACTAATGCTCCAGAGTATTTGACATTTACTCAATCGGGAGTTTCAACACATGCTGATAGATCAAGAGTTACAAATCTAAGTAATCTATTCTTACAGAAATTTTTCAAGAAGGTAAAGGGTCAGATTGCACCCGGTTTCGTAAATCGTAACTTTACAGGTAATCTAGACTCTCGTCTTTTCCTAAAACAGGCACAGGACTTCTACAGTGCCAAGGGAACAGAGGAAGGTTTCAAGATTCTCTTTGGAACTTTATATAATGAAGCGGTTGATATGATCAAACCGCAAGAATTTCTATTCAAACCATCAGATGCGGAGTATATTGTAAATGATGTTCTGATTGCAGAAGTTATAAGCGGAAATCCATCAAAAATTAAGTCTCAATCTATATCACAGGGAGATTATGCATTAGCATCTGTCTATGATGTTGAAAATATAGTTATTAATGATAAACAATTTTATAAGATAAGATTATCTTCAGATACTATTGAAGGTGAATTCAAACCCACTCTAAGAACCAATCTTACAAGTCCCCGTGTGGCAGGTTCTTCTGTTCTAACCGTAGATTCAACTATTGGATTTGCAAAATCATCATCTCTTAGTATAGGGAATAGAGTTTATGGATATACCGATAAAACTCTTACTGAATTCTTGAATGTTACTGGTATAGGAACTGTATCAATTGGAACTACTGTAAATCAAGGTGATGAAATAGTATCATATGAAGATGGTAAGTTATATCGTAAAGTTAGATTGAGAATATTGAATTCTATTGTTGGATTTGAAGGATCTGGCGTTTTACAGCAAAAGGGAAGCGAGTATAAGATAAGATCACTTGGCACTACACAGAAAGGTATTAGATATAGTGAGTGGTTAGAGAATATTGCAACAAAACACGTTGTAAAAGACTTCAAGACAATATCTGCAGGAAACTTTGAACTTATATTGACACAACCGCATTATTACAAGTCTGGAGACTTAGTAGAAGTCATCAATCAGGACAATCAGCGTAATGACGGTACAATCACAGGTATATTGAATGATCGAGTCATATATGTAAATACACCTACTCTATCTGCAGGCAATAGTTATAGCATTCAAGCAAAAATCAAAACTCAGAGTGGTTTTGTCGCTAATGTTCAAAATACCTACGCACAAGGCGATACAGTCGTCGTTGCATCTAATAGTTTACCTCATTTCAGTATTGACGTACAGAAACGTATCAGAACTTTCGGCACAGCAGGAATAACAACTAGATCTCAACTTATCAATATTCCAGATCACAATTATCAAAATGGTGATATTGTATTATACAACCCTGTTACATCAGGATCACCTGTAGCGGGTCTTAGCACTGGTCAATCGTATTATGTAACCAATCTATCTACTGGTAACATTTACCTCTCTCTATCGGCAGAGAACGCCCGTAGAGGAGAATATGTGTATGTGTATGACACTTCAGATATTGGCACAAACACAAATCACACATTAACACCTTATGAGGTTGGTTTTGGTACAATAGGTGCACAAAAACTAATTCGTAAGTTTGAAACACCAATATTCGGTGCTACAAAGGACAAAACTGAAACTGGCACAGGTGTAGGTTTATTTGTTAATGGAGTAGAGGCATATTCATACAAATCATCAGATAAAGTTTATTATGGTTCTGTTGAGGAAATAGAAGTTCTCAATCAGGGTTCAGATTATGATGTCGTAAATCCACCTAGATTATCCGTTCAGCAAGACGGACATATTGGAGTGGGTGCATCTGTTATCTCTCAAGTTACAGGCACCTTCAAGGAGATTCTAGTCAACTCTACAGGTCTAGATTACAAAGGAACCCCTGACGTAAAAATTACCGGTGGTAATGGTCAGGCAACTGCTCAAGCAAAAATGAAACTTGCACCACATGTAGTTTCATTTGATAGCACCAGTGTGGGTGGCATAGTCAATACTAGCACTGATAAATTTACCTTTACAGAAGCACATGGATTCAAGCATGGTGAGGAGATTATCTACGGAACAGATGGTTCAACGACCATTGGAATTGGCACTACTCCGGGAAATCTTATTAACAAATCAGGTTATTTTGTCATCAAGAATGACGACTATACCATTTCCCTCGCTAAGACCCGTAATGATGCCCTATCAGGGATCTCGACAATCAATGTCACATCAAACGGTGGTGGACTACACAACTTTGAAACAAAGGTTTCAAGACTAAAGGTTGATAAGGTAGAAATCATATCTTCCACCAATTTCCATAATAGAGAAAATACTGTAGATACAGTCGGTATCAATACCTTCACAAGTACATTCAACATACCCAATCACAGATACTCATCAGGTGAGACAATAAGATATGGTGGATCAGATCTTACTGACGTCACAGGAATCACAGCAGGAAATGATTACTATGTCGTAAAGATTGATGATCATAACTTTAGAGTGTCTATATCGACATCTTTGATTGACTATGTTGATATTACAAATCCCGGTCTTGGTAATCATAGTTTCAATTATCCACCAATAGTTGTAACTATAGATGGTTCACAAGGAATATCAACTGCAAATGCAACTGCATCACCAATTATCAGAGGTATAATTGATGGAGTTCATGTAAAGAATAAAGGTAACAGTTTTGGTTCTCTAATTATGAATGATAATTATAGACCTGATGTAGTAGTCATTGAAGGATCGAAAGCAGCGTTTGATCCTGTGATTGTCAATGGAAGAATAGATTCTGTATCAATCAAGAGTGGTGGTAAAGACTTCTTTAGTGTCCCTGACATAATTGTGAATGGTGATGGTGTAGGTGCAAAACTGATAGCACGAGTATCTAATGGTAAAGTTGTAGGTGTAGATGTTATAACAAAGGGTGCAGGATACACTGAGAATGGAACAACTATTACCGCTAAAACTCCCGGATCAGGAACAATTCTTTCATCTCATCTAAGAACATGGACAATCAATAATGTAGAGAGATATGCTAACTTTGGTGATGTAAAAGATGATGATGGTTATTATGGCGAGTTCAAAAAGGATGAAAATGGATATCCATATGTAAATTACTATGCATCAAGAAAATTACGCGAATTTCTTGATGATGATGGGTCAAAACACTCACCTATACTAGGATGGGCGTATGACGGACATCCAATATACGGTCCATATGCGATAGAGAATCGTGATGGTAGCGGATCACTCAAATACTTACAATCCAGTTATCTCAAGGTAAGTGGTGGAACAAGACCAAATGGTCCCGCTTTCACTGATTATGGTGCAGGATTCTTTATTGAAGATTACGAGTATCGAGAAGGTTACGGAGACTTAGATGAGCATAATGGTAGATTTGCTGTAACTCCTGAGTATCCTAATGGAGTATATGCGTACTATGTTACTGAGTCTGCAACAGTAGTCGGCAATCCACTCAGTCCATTCGCTACTAGAAGAGAACCTATATTCCCTTATATTGTAGGAGATACTTATAATTCTAAGTTATTACCATATAATAACGACTTTACCTCAACTCAGGATAATTTACCTGATGGGTTGTTGAGAAACACTGAGAAATACAATATCAAAGACTATGAGTGCATTTCTAGTAGTTCAAAAATTACTTCAAGTATAGCAAAGATAAAGAATACACAAAAGGGTTCAGTTGATACTCTAAAAATTGTAGAGGGTGGAATTGATTACGCTATAAATGATAAACTAACATTTGATAACTCTGATACACTTGGTTTTGGTGCATCTGCAAAGGTAACTGAATTAGTTGGTGCCGGTGCTACAATCATTACTTCCGCACAACAGATCAAAGAAAAAATTGAATTGTTTGCAGAGGGTACAACTGTAACTGGTATAGTCACATCAGGTCTTCATGACTATGAAGCAGGAATACCAGTACAGATAAGTGGTATTTCATCTGCCATATATTCTGGACTAGAAGGAACATTCCCAATCAAAGTCAAGTTTGTAAGAAGTGGATTAGGAACATCGCTTCTAGCAGGCGGTCTTACTACATCTATCACACTTACAGACAATATAGACATCTTTGATGTAAATGATATAGTCCAAGTTGATGATGAGCAGATGGTAGTGATGCAGCATGATCATTTGAATCAGAAGATCACATTATTACGTGCTCAGAACGGAACAACAGGTGTAGCACACACAGATAGAGCAGAAATTTATAGAAGAGAAAATAAATTTACTTATGAATTAGACAGACCGCTAGATGTAGCGACTCCAAAGAATGTACAATACTATTTTGACGCTACAGGTAATATTGGTGTTGGTCTTACAGGTGGAGTAGGTATCGGTACGACAGTATCCTTTGTAGGTGCAGGAAATATATCCACTACTACATTCTTACCAATCAAGGCAGTTAGATTGCCCGGACATCCCTTTGTACACGGTGATCCTTTGACATACACACCGGGTGGTGGATCTAACTTGTTATATTCATATGACAGCACAAATACACACTTCTTACCTACAACTGGACTATTTGTACAGAAAATAAGTAGTGATTTGATTGGTATCGTTACAAACTCATATCAGATCAATAATCCAAATGATAGAGTCTTCTTCAAC